TTTTCGGTGACAACACCTAACTTATACAAACAAGTTAACTTTATATTAACCGCTAACTGCGTTTTTGAGCATATTATATTTATTAATGTCTGTTCTATATAATCTGGCCTGTTCTGTTAAGTTGAAAGATTCTTTGGCAAATGGGTTGGCCTCTCCTGTAATAACATCAGCAGTTACTTTGGTTGTTGTAGCACCACCGCCCTGCGGTCTTGGGTTTTTCTGTACCCATTGAGGCATCTTTTGTTGCGCCCATTCTTTTACTGGAGTTCTGTTATATCCGTCAACAATTACAACTGTTCCATCAGCTTCTCTTGCAAGTTGATCTCTGTTTATTCTTGACAAAACATATTGTGGGTCGTGTACAACATCAGCTAATGCACTGACAGCAGGGGCTTCAACCTCAAGTTCTCTTTGTCTTTGCTCAAGCTCCTGAATCCTTTTGTTTTTGGCCTCTTCAGCTTCACGATACTGAGTTGCAAGTTTTTCTCTTGCCTCTTCATATTTACCCTGTGCCTCAAGCTCTTCCTGTTCTTTTTTTTGCTTGTAAGCAATCAAAGCATTTACATCAACATCTGGAGGAATAGCTTTCCCTGCTTCTTTTGCTTTTATATTCTGATCTAATAATTTCGCATTATTAGCTTTAAGTTTTTGTAGTTCTTCCTGTAAAGCTGCGTATTGTTCAGGAGAAGGGTTTGGCTTGATAGGCTCTTCTGACATAAAAAATCGTAATATTTATTAATATACTAACTCCACTTTACTTTGTCAGCCCAATAAGCTGCACTTGTCTTACCTTTTGCAATATTTTTAGCGTGTCTAGCCTTAAAACTCTTACGTTTTGCCTTATCTGCGTCACTTTCGCCTTTTCTTGGTGGTTTTGTTTTTGCTCCCTGCATACCAAATCTGATAAGTCTAAATCCATCACCCTGTTTAATAACTACAGCATGAGACTTGCCACTTGAATGACCTGGCGTTCTGATTGGTTTATCAACCCCTTGGAAAGTATGGCCACCTCTTTTGATTGTCATTTACCTATCTTCTCCTGTGCCATTCTATGCGCTCTTGCAAAACTCATACCCTCACGCATTTTTCTAACCATGTAATTCATATGCCTTTTAGTATGATGAACTGAATGAGCTTTCAATGTTTCTTTTTGTTTTTTTGTTAATGGAGCCATTATCTTTTCTTTTGATATTTTGAATAAATTTTAGCGTCTGCTGTTCTTGCTTTATCACCCCTCATATAACTATTTACCCTGCCCATAGCCCATGCTGCCATAGGAACATTTCTTGAACCAGCACCAAGGTAAGCACCCTGTCCCTTGCGATAAACTTCTGCAAGTTCACCATAAAAGAAACGAGTGCCTTCTGCCTTTTTTTTAAGACTAGCTTTTACGCTTTCGCTTAGTGGTTTTCTTCTTTTTGCCTGAGACATTTTGTTTGGTGCGTGATTTAGATACAGCCTTTATATCAATAAATTCTCCTTTTCTGTAGGCTTCGGCAGTCCTCTTGATCTCAGCAGCTTTCGCTGCCTTGTTCTTTGCTCCAGACAGATATTTTTTTGGAACACCTGTCTTTTTGTCCTTTGCAACTCGCCTGAACTTTTTAGTCACTTTTTAGATTTTTTCTTAGTTGTTTTAGGTTTTACTTCACAATTTTCAACCTTTGGCTTTGACTCATCATAAGTCTGCACTTTAAATGTATAACCCATTATTTTTTACCTCCCTTCTTTTTTTTCTTTGTTCCTTTTGGTTTCATAGAACCATAACCAACACCTTTTGGCATAACAATAAAAGTAACTGTTTATATATTACTTCCTTTTACGTTTCTTAGCTGTTTTCTTTTTGCCTGCTGTAGATAATGCAATGGCCTGTGCCTGCTTCAGGGTCTTACCCTCTCTCATCAGCAAACGAATATTGCTTGAGATCACAGATTCAGATTTTCCTTTTTTTAATGGCATATCTATAGTTTATATTCTTTTTTGATTTGGTCTAATGTTTTTTCTGTGCCATCGCTTCTGATGATTTGTCTCAATGCCTTTTGACCAGAACTTCCTTTTTTACCAGCTAATTTTTTAAAGAACTTTACTTTTTGTTCACTCCCAAGAGTTTTTATCTGTAGTTCTCGATCTTGATTTAATAGCCAATCGCCATATGCCTGCCCCTGTGGAACTCTACCTGTAATACTTGGCCTCGTATCAAGTGCAGTTGCCGGTGGCTTTTCTAGTCCTGGATATTTCTTCTGCAAACCATCAAAATCAACAATAGGAACAGTAGTGGATCGGCAATTAAAATGTTGAGGAGGTGTTGGCCCTTTATTGTATTCAAACTGCTGGCCATCAAGTCTTTGACAGATTGGTGTAGTTCTTGAATCTAAGGTTGCAACATATTCGTATTTAGAAGCAACTTTACTATTTGCAGCATAAACAGCTTGTGATGCTTGGTTTTGTACTTGATTAACAGAAGTTCTTACAATCGTTTGGATTTGATGATTTGCAAGTTTTGTAAGTTCTCCACCCGATGCTGCAAGTTGTTTGACAGATAATGGCCCAAAATCTGCAAAATTTAAATCTCCAACTAATCGTCTTGCAATCTGTTGTGTTGTCTCTCCACTGAATACACCTGATCTTATGGCTAATGCAAGTTTTTCCTGTGAACTGGCAGCGATACCTCTAAATGCTTTATTTACAGTTTCGCCATTAGGCAAAGTTACTGCTGATCCTTGAGTTGCGGTAAGTTCAAATTTGCCAGCACCGAATCTTTTGAAAGCATCTTCCTTAAATTGTTCAGTTGTAAATATATTTATCTGTGTTGGGTCTGTCATTATTACAGATTCTGCATATTTTGGACTTATTGCAACGGTATTAATCGGCACATCACCAGATGCTGTTACTTTTTTCAATTCATTTACAATAAAATCTCGCTGTAAAAGAGTAATTCCCTGTAATTCTTTCTTAAAATCTCTTGCCGTAGCACCAGACCATGTATTAAGGCTATCTTTTGCCTGTTTAATGATTGCTCTAAGTCTTTTTCTTGTCTGTGGTGCAACAACAACCGCCTCTCCAGCTTTTCTTTGTCTTAATTCAATATTTCTTAATTGTTTTGCAGCATTTAGAATTACCTCGTTGTAAGTCACAGCATATTTTTTTGCGACAGCATTACTGAAGCGGTTGAGATCAATGGTCTCTCTAAAAAATACCTCTGGAATTGACATTCATTAAGCTGCGTCAGGTTGGGTTGGGGCTTCCATTTCGATCAATCCACCAGCTTGTGTTGCCTCAACTTCTTCTTCCACATCAAAATCATCCCCAAGAATCTCACCACTGCTTAGCTGTGTCAGTAATGTTTCCTGGCTGATAGTACCAGCAGTGAATAATGCAAGTAATGATTGGATCTCCTGTGGTTCTAATCTTGCGGTTACAAAGTCTCTGTTTACAAAGCTACTACCGGCATTAGGTTCGTTTAGATATTCACTATGAAACTTAAGGCAGTTATCAATTAGATCTTGCATCTGTTGGGCAATGACCATCATCGTGCTGTCATTTTGAGAACGGTCTATCCTTTTGGCCTCGGCACTTTCGCCCACTAATTTTTGACCAAGTACCGCAGCTAGTGACAAAGTATTGATCTGATCTGCAATATCTTTTAATCTTGTGAACTGGCTGTCGTAACTATCACCCGATGGGCTAACATATTCCATTCTTGATTCAGGTGGTAATGATAATGCTTCATTTGGCCCTGTTGTTATCTCATCTGCGTTTGGATAACCAAAAACTGCAAGCAAAGGAACAGAACTGATGTGCAGAATATTATCAAGGTCACTCTGTATTTGGTAATGCTTGAGATTTAATTCTGCTATGTCATACAAAGGACTGCGTGATTCATACATTCCCACCCTGTTTGAATATGCAACAGCAAAAGGAATTTTGTCCTTTATGCTCATCTCTCCTTCATCATGTAATTTATATTCACCCTTATTATTTTTTCTGTGGATTTCGTATCGACCAGGCTCAAGCACTCTGATTTGTTTTACAATTTTTTCTCCATACTTACCATCAGACTCAACAACCTGTTCCATTAATCGCAATTGAGTTAACTTTCTTACGCCATCAACGATTTCTGTCCTCCAACCAAGAATATCTTTTGGCGCATAAGTAACCCAATATGGCCTTGCCTTTTCTCCATCTTTCGGTGCATCAACAAGCACCCCTACGTGACCAAAGCTAATTGCAATTCTTGATGTTTGATATAGCCATACATTAAGATCATTACCCTCAAGGTCAACATCAAATAATTGCTCTCGTACCAAGTCGGATACATCATCAAGTCTGATTGGTTTCCTGACGAGCATACCACTTAACATTTTCTCAATTCTTTGCAAATATGGAACTACTGTTGACCTTGCCAGCCTTGTGTCATAAGCATCGTCAGTTTCTCTTGGTTCTTGGTTTAAATATTTTCTATGTTCACTACGGATTTTGTATGTTCCCTCTTTTAAATCTTCAACCAAACCCCAAAAATTAGCCATCCTCTGATAGGCAGCATTTGGACTTGCAACCGTTGTAGGAGCTAGTGTTACAGGCTGATTGTAAATATTCAGAGAGCTATACACGGTTTTTCCTCATAGTACCATTACTTTTAATATATTCTAATACCAGTTGGCTTGCCTGTTCTACCATAAAGAATATTAAATTCACGATAAATTAAATACCCCAAAGCATCCACATGGTGGTCATATCCATTTTGTTTATCTGGATCACCTGTCTTTTCATCGTAACTCTGCAACTCAAGGCACTCAATCAAACGAGAGCAACGGGCATAAATCGCCAAACGTCTTTCCCCTTTGCCGTTCTGTAATAACGCATTGACGGTTGCAACTCGATCTTTGATAAAGGGATTGCTCTTGAGAGCCATTGAACTGAATCCGTAACTTTCGAGGATTGCAATGTCTGTTTTTGATGCATTAATCGTTGAACGTGCTGAACCACTTGCGTCTGGGTAAACTAAGATTCTGTTTGAAGGATAACGTCTTTTAATTTCTTGCGCCAAGGCATCTGTATCATTTTGTTTTGATATTTCATCTATGATAATTAACTTGTCTCCAGACTTGACACCGACCACGGCATTACAGTTCATCACGTTAAAGTCCACCCCGATTCTTAAAACTTCCATCTTGATGTCAAATGGAATCTGATTAATAACATGGTCGTTACGATTGAAACGGTCATAAACCTGACCGCTAGTAAGGTTAACCCATTGTCCAAGAAGATAAGCCTTTATTAACTGCGGTGGATAATTTTCTTCAAGAGATTCAATAAAGTTGTCAGGTAAGTATGGGTTATCTTTAGTCTTTGCCTGAATCAATCCTGTATCAGACTTTTTGTTTTTCTCAAAAGTTTCAAATGCCCAACCATGACCTTCAGGAGTTGTTGTTGCATAGAACTGCTGAACATTTCCAGATCTAAGTCTTGCCAGTGCCATGTTCATAGCTGATTCCGCATCTCTTTTTGGGACAGTGTCTGCCTCATCAAATCCTATTGAAGATAAGTTTTGCCCTCGTAATCTTTGATATGTAAGCATTGTTCTTAATAAGATTGTGTGAGTGCCTTCTTTAAATTCCAAAGTAAAGGATGGCAAAGGAGATGCTCTGTAAGAAAAAGGAATCTGCCATTGGTCTAACAGTTCATTCATAGTTCTCACAAGAATATCCACCAACATTGCATGAGTTGGTTCAAAAAGTGCTGATACATGACCAATATTCATTGCTGCAAGTATTGTTGCCTTTGCGACTAAAGCAACTGTTTTACCAGCACCAAAGCCACAGACAAGAGCCAGTTTTCTATGATCCAGGTCATCACAAAACTTTGATTGATGCGGAAGTAAATCCTGATTGATACGCTCTATTGCTTCATTTGCTGTCGGTAAATCATAAGCACCGATCTGATATAAAACATTCCCTGGTCTTGCCGTATCTAAAATGCTCACGAAACAATTTGTGCAAGTTTAGCTGCTGTATTAATCGCACCGAGGGCAATGTGATAATGACCAGCTTTTCTAGCCTCCATCTGTAAGGTGCTGCATTGAGCCAAAAGGTCAGCCACCATCTGGGGTCTTTCCATGTCCCAGTCTTTCTTCAACTCGTCTCTAGCTATATTTATGTACTTACAACAGGCTCTCTCCCCCACCCCCCAGTTCTCGGCTGCATAACGAACACAGTCGGATCTACGACCACCGTTTGCAATAATACGAGCAAACTTCTGTGATCTAATTATTGTTTCAGCTTTTGATCCTTTTTTACCCATTAATTAGATGATACACGTTTTGCTTTGTTACCTGTAAAATCCTCCCACCTTTTAACGATCACATCACAATATTTAGGATCTAATTCCATTAAAAATGCTTGTCTTTTAAGACGTTCAGCAGCGATTAAAGTTGAACCAGAACCTCCAAAAGGATCAAAAACAATTTGTTGCAAATTAAAAGTTAAAAAAATATCTTGAATTAATTCAATAGGTTTTTGACACGAATGGATTGTCTTATGGACTTTTGAATATTCCCAAACATCAGCAGGAGCTATCTTAGGTTTAGATGGATTGCCATTCAAACAAAGAAAAAAAGGTTCATACTTTGGTCTTGTGTAATAACCAATTCCAAAATTATTTTTTACCCAAATATTTAAACTTTTTATTTGATAAAAATTTTTTAAAACTACATGAAAATCTTTTATAGTTGACCAACCACACCAAATAAAACTATATGTATCTTTTTTTTGAATATTAAAAGTATTTGTTAAAAAACTATTTAAAAAATTATGAAATTCGTTTGTTGTCATTGAATCATTTAATATTTTTTTATGTGTTTTTCTTTGAGGTTCAAAATCAATATTGTAAGGAGGATCAGTAAAGACCATATCAGCTTTATTATTATTCATTAATTTCTCAACGTGTTGAATATTTGTAGAGTCACCGCATAAAAGCCGATGATTGCCAAGAATATATAAATCACCTTCTTTTGATTTAGGTTCTTCTGGTACTTCTGGAACATCATCAGGGTCTGTTAACCCCTCGGCTGGTAATACTTCTGTCTCACCAAGTAATTCTTTCAAGTCATCATTATCAAACCAGGGTTCTAAATCATGCTCTTGACTTAATTCTTCGAGCATATTTATATCCCATTCTGAAAGGTCGGAGGTTCTATTATCTGCAAGAGCAAGTCCAACCTTTTCATCTTCTGAAAGCCCAGTTCTTTTTACAGCAATAATTTCATTGCCATCTGTTTCTATGACTTTAAGATTTTTAATCCCTGCTGCCTTTGCACCAGCGATTGTTCCATTGCCTGCAAGTATGCGGTTGTTTTCATCAATCACAATTGATCTTGCAGCACCAAACTTTTTCAGAGATTCTTTTATAAGTTTTGAGGAACGATCAGTACGCTTGCGAGCATTTTTATGATCGTTTTGTAAATCATTTATTGAAGTCATAAGCCCATAGTAGTTCAGTATTAAAAAATAACAAAATAAGACTCATTTAAGACTAGGTGATGTTCTCACGTTCTTAAGTGTACCCAAGAATGCTTAAAACTTACCTAACCCTATATATCCCCCTATATTATCTATTATTATATATATATATAAAACATAGAGAACATAGAGAACATATATATATAATATAGTGATAGCAGGGATTTTAAGCGTTCCCAGAGGTGAGAACAGGTGAGAGAACAGGTGAGAACCATACCCACTTGGGTGTTCCCTGTATGCGTTTTCTTTTACGTTCATATTGTAAGGATCTGAGAATGGATGAGACAGTCATGATGTCAGATTTTGTCTGTCTTTCGATTGGCTTTTCTACAGCTTCTGATAATAAAAGTTCAGTTGTAATATCTTTCATAGCATTGGACGGATCGTTTAAGTAGCTGGTTATCACAGAAAGCCAAGGCGAATCAACCATGTAACCAAGGTTTTCTTTTTCAATCTGGTTTTCCTGTTCAAAGGATAAGAAGTGCGATTCTTTATTTTTAAAGGCATAAACCGCAGCCGAAAAGATGGAGTCACGTTCAAGTTGTAGGGAGTCGAGGTCGATTGATTTTGTCGTAACTGGAATTATGTGAAATCTTCGATTACCTGTGTCATCTATTAATAAACCAGACTCCTTGTTAGTTGATCCGACAATAATCCCTCTTCTTGGCCATTCTTCAACAGATTTACCGTATGGCACTCGTAAAAGGTCTGTGGATCTTGATAAAAATGCTTTTATTGTGCCTGCGTGTTTGCGACTTGTGACTCCATCAATTTCAGACCATTCCATACCCCATGAACGATGAAGAACAAGAAGATCATCTTTTGAAGAAATATCACCGAGGGCATCTGAGAAGAAGGGGCCGAAGAGAGTTTGCCAGAATGATGATTTCTTAATACCCTGAGAACCTTGAAGGACAGTTGCCGAATCATGCTTACATCCTGGTATATAAACTCTTCTTACTGCGTTGATGAGAGTAAGCTTGAGCATCACATCATATATGGTCGGCTCTTTTAGGTTTTGATCCTGTGGTCTTAGATATGTTGAGGCAAGCCTATCTATATAAGTTGGTTGGATTTCGTTGTAGCAGTGATCAAGATATAGCTTTACTGGGTCATATTCATTTTCGTGAGCTACTTTAAGTAGACAATCAATTGCCATTTCTTTTGGTACTTTATAACCAAGCTCTGCAAGGGTCAGATAGAAAAGTTCAATATTTTTTATTACTTTGCCATCCATTTCTATTGAATGGGAAAAAGTATTAAACCTGATTTCCTGTTTGAGGTTGCGTAAAAAGTTTATAAGTTCCTGTGATGTTAGCTGTTCTAATTTACGAGGAACAGGAGTTGGCTCTTCTGCTGGTTTTATTGAAGTGGGGAAGGAGCGTGGTGGTGGAGTCCAACCATCCTCTGATGCAAACTTTTGAAGAGTGCCAAGGGAAACCCCAGATGATTTAAATGATGCCCATTTCTTTTCACATTCTCCTGATTGATATTTGCTGTTTTTCTGTGATAGCTGTTCCCAATCGTGCAGTAATGAATTATCACCAACTGAGTGAGCAGCCATGCCTATCTTTAGCCAGGCATCGTAATCATCTAACCGATTTGGATTTATTGATTGAAGAAGTGAACGTGCCTTATCAGTATCTGAATTATATGTTTCTATTTGTGGTGTCTTTGTTTTTTTCTTCTGCTCCATCATCTTTTCGATTATGGCAAAGGGAGCTTCTGCAATTTCAAGATCTTTTGGCGAGCGATTTTCCATCCATCTGTAGCCGTCAGTTTTTGGATGTTTACCAGATACTATGGATTGCGTACCATTCCACCGCAGTTCGATCTGTTCAACTGAACCATCCTCATCCTTTACCCCTGTCTGAAATTTGCGTGTCTTTATCTTTGACCAATACTTTTCTGGAACTTGGTAGATTATTTGAAACCTACCGACCCGACCTGATGTGACCATCCATGATGGTGGTAATGAGGAAAGAGAAAAACCCCATTCACCTAATATTTTTGCAGCTGATGGCCCATCATGGTCAAGAAAAAGTAAACCACCTGAAGGGACACCACAGCAAACACCGATACCCGTAGATTTTTTTGAAGATATTTCTTTAAACAGTTGTGAGCGTGTAAGTGGATTATTCTGCCAATCGTTTTGATAAGGTCTTTTATTTTGAACGGCAACAAAACCCCAGTGCTTGGGAAGGCCAAGCAATTCTTCTTTTATATCCATTGTTATGCAGCCTGCTCCATTTTTTCTCGAATTAGGTTTCTTATGACACCACCACGTTTAAGTTCTGGGCCTTTATTATCATCAAGCCACTGAATTTGCTCTTCTTCTAAATAGATTTGAATTGCTTTTTTCGGTTTCTGTTGCATAGGTATTGCACATATAGCGTTCCTAAGTACAATAGCTATATAAACAACACTGTCAATGGTAGTATTAAGAAAATATCAAAAAGTGGCAAGCAGCAAGTTGACCAGGCTTTGTCAGATCAAAAAATGTGCATATTTAAGTGGTGAATGTAGAACAGGCAAAACAATGGTGGCACTGTCTGTTGTAAAAAACATGGCACTTGAGAAGGTGTTGATAATTACTAAGAAAAAAGCAATCCCAAGTATAAAAAGTGATGTTGAGAAGATGAATCTTGAAAAGGTAGTATCCGTCACTAACTTTGAGCAGTTAAAAAATTTTAAGGGAACAAGTTGGAACATGATCATCGTTGATGAGGCTCATAGTGTGGGAGCATTTCCAAAACCCTCTCAACGATATCAGAATATCTTGCAGCTTAGATATAACAGCATCATTTTAATGAGTGGAACACCAAGCCCTGAAAGCTTCAGCCAACTTTATCATCAATGGTCATTGACACCTTTTCTGTGGAGTAAATATCAAAACTTTTACAGATGGGCCAGTGATTATGTTGATGTAAAGGAGAAAAGAGTAGGAACTGGTGTTGTAATCAAAGATTATTCAGATGCAAGGCAAAGCAGAATATTGAAGGATATTGAACCTTATACCGTACAGATGACTCAGAAAGAAGCTGGTTTTACTCAGGAGGTTGAGGAAGAAGTGCATCTTGTGAAGATGTCCAGAAGAACTTATCGGCTTGCTTATCGAATATTAAAAAACGGTGTTATTGGCAGGCCAACAGGAAGATCAGTTGTTGCTGATACTGGTGCAAAGGTAATGAGTAAGTTACGTCAGATTTATAACGGCCATGTAATCACTGAGAATCATGGTGTTGTAGTTTTTGATAAAAGCAAAATTGATTACATAAAAGATAACTTCAGCGGAAGGATTGCCATTTTATATTGTTTTATAGCAGAAGGCAAAATGCTAAGAGAAAGTTTTGGTGCTAGAGCAACTGATGATCCTGACATATTTAATGCTGTAAGTGATTCTGTTTTTATCGGTCAGGTCAAGAGTTGTCGTGAGGGTGTTAATCTAAGCAGTGCCGATCACTTAATCTTTTTAGGGATAGATTATTCTGCACTAAGTTATTTGCAGGGCAGGGAAAGGGCAAGTTTTCTTGGTAGGGATAGAAAAAATAAAATTCATTATATTTTTGCAGAAAAGGGAATCGAGCCAAAAGTTTATCAGGTAGTACAATCAAAGGAAAGCTATACGATCAAGCATTATAGAAATGACAGAGGCTCAATATCAGAAGAAGCTGATCGACAAGCACGAAAAAGAAGGGTGGACAGTAATCAAATTAATTATGTGCAACAAAGCTGGTTTACCTGATTTAATCTGTATGAAACCAGATGAGGTTAAGTTTATTGAGGTCAAAGGGTCAAAGGGAAGATTAAGTGAGATACAAAAATATAGGATCGAAGAATTGAAAGAAAAGGGATTTGATGTAAAAGTAATGAAACCTTGTTGACAGTTGTTGACATATAACACTATAATTAATGGTATAGCAACCCCATTTAACAAATGACCATTTATCAAAATTTACCTGATGTAGAGATACAAATGCTTATCTCTGCATACGAAACAAGACTAAATAAAATCGTCAAGCCATTACAAAGGTTTGAAACTGGCTTAGAACTTAGCAGATATAAAGATAAAAATGGACTTCAAGAATGCTTTGCAGTCGACTTTAACAACTGGATGAACGACCATAACTACAGAGTTTCACTTGGCACTCCAGACTCCTTAACTGATGTGGTTTATACAAGAAAATTTAGAAATTATATGGTATACAAAGAATGGTATTTATCAGAAATAAGAGCAAAATACAATGACTACTATTTCAAAGTGACCATGTTGGCACAGCATGTCGGCTACGATTACAGCCATCTTGTTGGGCAGCTTAACTTCACAGAACTAGAGCAAGCCAGTATGGATGCCTTTAAAGAAAAAAACGCAAGAAAGCCTTTCAGTTATGTCGGTAACGCAGAAGCTGGCAGAGATATTAAAGGTTGACAACTGTTGACCATTAGTTATTATTAATTTACCCCTGAAACCAACCCCATGAAACATTTATTTCTTTACATCTGTATTTTTGGCATTGGATATATCTCGCTCACAGATTCATTAACACGCTCTACCAAAATTCATTGCCTTAATAATATACAGGCTGCTTGTGAGGAGCTTGCTAAAAAATGATGAGTGAATATGATCTTGGTCTACGCTTCCATAAACAACCGAGGAAGAAGCGACCAACCCCTGAACGCTCCGACCTCGGCAACCCAATTTTAACCATGACCGATAAAGAAATCTTTAATACATTTGCATCTGTAATTGATTCTCCAGACGCCTCACCATTTTTAAAACGATTAGCACAGGCAGGTCTTGTTGCAATGCCACAGGACAAGGCACTTATCTTGAAAACATGGCCACGTTTGATGATGCAATATGGCCCTCACACAAAGAGGTACACAGACTCATGACAAGTTTTTATGACGAATTTCTTTGTTGTCCTTTCTGTAACTGTGAATATCTTCATCAACAGACTTATCGAATCTGGTCTACAAATGAGGATCAACAAAGTGACTGCCTTACTATTTTTGATGAATATCAAAATTTAAGAGTTAAAAAAACACCTAAAGAACAAAATCCAAGCTCAAGATGTAGAGGTGCTATTTCTATTGAGTTTTCTTGTGAAGATTGCGAAAAGATTTCTACTTTTACAATCCTTCAACATAAAGGCTCTACTTATTTAGGATTTAAATAATGACAACAGGATCAACCCAAATTTCAAACGAAAAATATCATGCCGACGATGCGATCTCAGCATCAATGCAAAAGGTAATGGTATCTCATGGCCCCAAGGCTTACTGGAACTCTTTCCTTAACCCTGACAGGCCAGAACATAAACCGACAAGTGCAATGCTTCTTGGAACATTAACTCATTGTGCGGTTTTAGAACCTGATGAATTAGAAAAAAGGTTTGTTGCAGTATCATCCAGGACTACCAAAAAAGGTAAGGAAGAGGCAAAGGAGGCTGAAGAAAAGGGCATGACTGCCGTTACTGAATCTGATATGGCAAATGCCATCAAGATGAGAGATGCGGTCTTTGCAGAACCCCATGCAAAGAAGCTATTAAGTTTCGGTATTGCAGAGAAATCATACTGGTGGGAAGATACCACCTCTGGTTTGACCTGTAAGTGCAGACCCGATTGGTTGAATAAGGAAACTATTTTGGATTTAAAAACCAGTAGAACAGGAGCAAACCCCAGAGACTTTGCAAAGGCAGTAGCAAATTTCAAATACCATTTACAATGCGCTCATTATTTATCAGGCATCCCATCAGCAAAGAGATTTATCTTTCTTGTGGTGCAATCTGAATATCCATTCGATGTCGGTTTATGGGAGCTTGATGATGATGCGTTGCAAGAAGGGCAAAAACTGTCTAGAGAAGCTCTAGATAAGATTGCCGAATGTCGCCTGCTTGATGATTGGCCAAGCTGGTGTCAAACAGGAGTTCAATCTTTATCCCTGCCCCGATGGGCATTTT